CCCTGCATCGATCATGCTGATCGTGCGGCACGGCGGGCCGCTTTCGAGCGTATATGACCACCGGGACGACGGGCGGCGGGGCACCATCTACTTCCGGCCGCCGAATGAGGCGACACTCATTTACACACCGTCAATGCGCCAGATCGAGGTCTGCGCGGACAGCCCCGTCGTTCGCCAGGAGGTTGCCGGATCGTTTGCCGAGATCGCACTTGGCCATGACGTTTCTCAGAAGCCGTTGACCTGGAAGCGCTACAACCTCTCGCGTTTCCGCTCATCGCTGCGGCTGGATGTCCCCAGAATCGATGGCTACGAGATCAAATTCGCCCGCGTGCTCGAGGCGGAAGTCCGGCTTGGCACATGGAGCAGAAAGCTGCTGCTCAAGGTCGCGGTCGACGACGACATAGTGGATGTGGCCGATCGCTATTTGAGGCCCAACAATATCTTCCGCCGTGCGGACGGTTTCAGCCGAATTGGGATCGCCATCTCCTACAACCGGGTCGGTGATGAAAAGGAGCGGACGCTCAACATCACGATCTCTGGCACAAAGAGCTGCAATCTCCAAAGCAACAAGGATCCGGAAGAACGCAACCTCGGGTTTGCACTGCTCGATGCGTGGGGAATTCTGAGCGCCTTTCAGCAGATCGACCCGCATGATCTGCGGGCGATGTTCCCGCAGCTGATCGATCTCCACGACCGAACCGAGGACGAAGTCAGCGGGGCATACCTGCGCGAACTGGGTCTGGACCCTGATCGCCTTATCCAAGGTGGCCTGCTGGAGCGTCGCGGCCGACAGGATGTCGTGCTGATCGATGACGATGATGTGGGCGGCGAAGCTGTGATCAAGCCATCTGCAAGAGAAGGGATGGTCCGGACCGAGGGCGCGTTCGGGGAGGACGGAGGCGAGCGGCCAGCGTCCGATCTGGAAATGTATGAGATCAACCGGCAATGGCTGCACGAGACGGTCGTATTGCTGATAAAGCCGTTGTTGACCAAGCGTGCATCGCAAATCCTCGATCTTGATCTGACTCTTCTTGGCGCAATGCAGATCGGTGGGGCCGAGGTGCCCGTGTATTTCGGGCGGCGTCTTTACGACCTGAAGACTCTGGAAAGGTTGGATCTGGCCCTGCGGGCGCGAAACCAGGCCGGTGTCGGGATCGTGCTGGCTGCCAGTACAGAGATGCCGTCACATCTCGGGCCGAATGTGGTCGTGCCCCTATTGTCGAATCTGTCGCCGGAGGAAGCGGAGATTGTGCTCGCGCGTGATGGTCTGGAGCTCGCGTTCCGCAACAACTTCTCGCTCGCGCGCGGCGGTGCGACACCGCAAGTGCTTCGGTCTGGCAAACAATCGGCGACGCTGCACGTGCCGGGTAAGGATGCACTGGCTCTCGTTGGCGCCGATCAGATCACGATTTTCGAACGTCTCGTGGCCGCGAACAAGGCTGGCAGCCCCGATAAGCAGGTCAAGGAGCTGATGGATGGGTTGGGTTCACGAAGCCCCCAGCAAGCTTTCCGGAAGGCAGCGTGGGAGAGCATACTGAACAATTACATCAGCAAAGGTGCCAAACGTGGCTACTGGCGCTTGGTCGTTGATACGCCGATAGAAGTCCCCGTCTAACGCCGGTCTAACATGTCGTGCGAGACGGTCTAACAAACCGCTGATTATTGGAAAGGCTCACTCATCAGAGGAGCATTCCATGCCGACTCCCGACACTTCCCGCCAGCCAGCCCAGATCAGCTGGACCGGTGGCGCAAAATCAAACCCCACCCCTTTGAGCCCCGAATGGCGCTGCACGCGCTGTGACAAGCTGCTCGGCGTCTGCCGGGACGGCCGTATGCACCTGCGTTTCGCGCGGGGCCACGAGTATTTCGTTGGCTTTCCGGTCGTGGCCACCTGTCGGGGCTGCGGAACGCTGAACCAGGCGACATCACCCGCGCGCTAAGGCGCGCATCTCACCAATTTCCTGAAATCGCAGAGACGCACGACGTCCTGACCTGGCCACAACAAGGCGCTGGACGCCTGGCCGCAAGGCAGGCGTCCAATGTCTATCGCGTGGCACGAGATCCGTGATCACCTCATGTTTTCTTCTTCAACTTTCAGTTTCCAACGCATCTTTGATGCCATTCGGTGCAGTAGCGAACCGCTCGCGCATTTCGCTGATCCCGCCGCTTTGCTGGACACGCTGCACGTCGGTGGCCGTGCGCCGGATGAGAAAAACCGCATGTTGGCCGCACTGGTCGAGGCCGCACAGTCTGGCGGCGCGGCCTCCGATTGTGCCCTGACGCTGATGCTGCTCGCTCTCTGGCCGGGGCTGGATGCCGTTCGGCGCAGATCGATCTGGCGCAGGATCGGCACCGGCGACGAGGTTGCATCCGAAATCCTTGCACGAGCTTCCGAGGCCATTCGGGGTCTGGATCTAAAGCGCGTCAACTGGATCGCGGCAACCATCCTGCGGAACATCGAGCGGGACCTGATCAGAACGCGTCAACGCGAGGACAGGCACCAGTGCCTGCGCAGCGAGATCGATCCCGACGATATCCCGACTGACGGTGAAGCGCTGTCGGCCGACGCCAGCCCCGCACTGCTCCACGGCGATCTCGTCTGCATCATCGGAAGGGATGCAGATCTGGTGATCCGTGTGGCTGTCGACGGTTTCTCCCAGGCCGAGGTCGCATCCGAGATGGGGCTGTCTGAGGCGGCGGCGCGCAAACGCTATCAGCGAGCGACCCGGCGTCTGCGCGACGTCCTGCAAGAATTTCGCTGATCGGATGTCCCGATCCCTGCGGCGCGGTGGCTTTTCCCATTCAGACGCCACCGCGCGCCCCACTCAAACCGAAAGTCGACCAGCATGATCCGCAAAGCCGACCTCCTGTCCGCAGACCTCAAGCGCATCCCCGGCCTGTACCGCCGGTGGGAGCTGCCGGAAATCCTGAAAAACCAGCGCGCCTACCGCATCGAGAATGCCGGTGCCCATCAGGATGGGACGCCCCTAGTGGCGGTCTACGCCGACGCCGACACGGGTCAGCCGGACGACCAGCACAACGCCTCAAATCAAGACACCGAAGCGGCCTCGGTCCCTCCTGGGACGATGTCGCGGCGGCCTGAGTAGAGGGGAAAGGAGGAGATCATGTTCATGGAAACCACACCCTTCATCACGGTCCGCGCCAGCCGACCGCTTTCCGAGATCGAGTTCTGCGCCTGGGTGGCGCAGGCCGTTCCCGGCGACCGGCTGGAATACCATCGTGGCTTTCTGGTGCTCGACGTTTTCCCGATGTTCTCAAAGCTGTCGAATGCGGCGCGCGCCGCGTTGCGCAGTCTTGGATCGCGGGCCTTCTGGGCCGCTGAACTGGGCCTCGTGCATCTCGTCCAGGAGCGCGTGGGGCCTGACCAGTTCGCCTACATCGCGGTCGCCCGACCCAAGCCCAAGGCTGCTGCTGTCTCGCTGTCCGAACTGCTGCTCGCAGAGCAGGAGGCCGCGTGATGCCCGCATTTCAATCCCTTTTCACCGATCACGGAGACCATTTCATGCCATTCCCCGAGAACACCCCAACGCCGGACGATCTGCCGTCCCTCAGCGCAGCCGAAATCGCGGCGCTGCCGGTCGAGTTGCTGGCAATCCTGCAGCGCGAAATCGACGAGCGTCTGAAGCGCAACAAGGCCGCAAAGACCCGCTTCGATGCTGGACTGGCCGTTCGCTACGCCACCCGGGCCGCCGAAGAACGCCAGGTTTCGGGCAAGGACACCGGCAACGTCCGCTTCGACGATGGCGATTTCACCGTGGTTGCCGATCTGTCGAAGCGGGTGGATTGGGATCAGGATCGGTTGGCCGATATGGTTGCGCGGATCCGCGATGCGGGGGACGATCCCGCCGAATATGTCGATCTCGCTTACAAGGTGCCGGAGCGCAAATACGTCGCCTGGCCCGAGGCGATCCGTCAGGGCTTCGAGCCCGCACGCACGGTGCGGCCCGGCACGCTGAAAATCGAGATCCTTGCGCAGGGGGCTGACCAATGAGCCTCCCCATCATCACCGCTGACCAGCGGCTGGCCGAGCCGCGCGGCATCAAGGGCTGCATCTTCGGAAAATCCGGCATCGGGAAAACCTCTCTGCTCTGGACCCTCGATCCCGAGCGCACCTTGTTCATGGATCTCGAAGCGGGCGATCTCGCCATCGAGGGCTGGGCGGGTGACAGCATCCGGCCACGCACATGGACGGAATGCCGGGATTTCGCGGTGTTCATCGGCGGGCCCAACCCGGCGCTGCGCGACGAGCAGCCCTATAGCCCGGCCCATTACAAGGCAGTCTGCGAACGCTTCGGCGATCCGGCGGAACTCGATCGCTACGACACCATCTTCGTCGACTCGATCACTGTGGCGGGGCGGCTGTGCTTCGGGTGGTGCAAGGGTCAGCCGGAAGCGCTGTCGGAGAAGACTGGCAAGCCCGATGTGCGTGGCGCTTACGGGCTGCATGGCCGCGAGATGATCGGCTGGCTCACCCATCTGCAGCACACGCGGGCCAAGAACGTGTGGTTCGTTGGGATCCTTGACGAGAAGCTCGACGACTTCAATCGCAAGGTTTTCCAGCCGCAGATCGATGGCTC